CAAATTATAATGAATATTTAAATATCCAAAAGGATACAAATAATGCTTATACTTTGGGTATGGATTTGGCTACCACATATAGTAGTATTGAAGATATTTTTTCGGTATTTGACTATGATACGTTAAACTTATTTGAGAAGGAGTTTTTGGAATTTAGCAAGTCAATATATGATATTAATTATGTTGAAGATACCGCGCAAATAAGTTTACTTGGTTTAGATTATCAAGATGAAAATACACAATATAGGAATTTCCAATTATTATTTAGGCAATTAATGGAAGTTCCCCCTGACATTAGTTCTATTACTAGTGTTGGTTTTATTGATATGTCTACAATGTATCAAGTTTCTAATGTTAAAAGGATTATATCTGGGTTGTTAGATTATGATGTGTTATTTAAGTTTGGTAATCCAACGCAATACAATAATATAACATATAATTCGTTAATGAAACATATTAGCAATAAGTCTAATATATCAAACCCCCTAACTTTCAGACCGTATATTAAAAATAGTTTACCTAGGGATGTTTCTTTATTAACCTCAGAAGCAATAAATCCAGCGGCTTGGAAGGCGATTAAATTACATGTTGGGTTTTCAACAATAGATGAATTAAAGTATGATGATACGGGTTCTTATATTACAGATTTCTTTATTGATAATAGTATTGAGTTTACTGAATCTAATGTAATTAAGTTTTCGCATTTTATAAAAATGTATGCAACACAAAAATTAAAATCACCCCAATTAACATCAAATAATTTTTATACAATTTTAAAAACAAACCAAGATGTTTTATTAGGTCTGGTGTCAGATACTTTAACACAAACTTTAATAGAGGTTAAGAAACATGTTAGTAATGTTGAGATTGCTCAAATTAATGTTGTGGACACGGCTGTTGATAGTAAATTATCCAAATATGATTTATATGAAACATTTAAGGCGATAAATGATAAATGGATTTCAGGATCGGATTATAAGAATAGAACTTTGTTTGAGGATGTATTATTCTTGGATAGGGGTTCAAGGAATATAGGGGATTTGTATTATGCTGATATTTTTGATTTAAAAAAGATTTTTAACGATAGAAATATAAATCTTAATATGCCCATCTTTAATTTTATTGGGGGTATTCTAAGGAAGAATAATTTTAATATTTTCCCAATGCCATCCTATGTTAATTTTTATGGTGCGTTATCACCAGGGGATTCTATAAATGATGTTGTGCAAAGTGCAACAGAGGTGGCTAATGATACTTGGGGGGCATTTACTGACGTTGATTACAGAAAGTCAGGACCTAAATTGGTTTGCGTTTATTCTGGTAGGGATTCCACAACATTAAAAGGAAATAGAGATTTTAGATTTCACGATGATTCTTTTGATTGGGATAGGTCACAAGAAATTCCTTTTTTGGAGGATCAGACAAACAAAACAGATTGGTCGCAATCAAACAAATGTGTTAGTTTTCTTGTTGATGTTGGGGTTCAAAATCAAGCAATATTTCATGGCGTTGATGTTGACCAAAACAATGGGGCGGCAACAGCAGAATCACTACAAATGATTGAGAATATAAGAAATTCTGTATCGAACAGAGGTGTGGCAACACAAAATGTTTCTATGTTTAATTTATATAAAAATTTGAGTTATACCGCAACCATAAGAAGTATGGGTAATGCGTTAATTCAACCAACGATGTATTTTAAATTGCAACATTTACCTATGTTTGAAGGACCTTATTTCATTACCGAGGTTAGTCACACAATAAGCCCCGGTGCTTTTGAAACGGTGTTTAAAGGGGTTAGGCAAAGCATATATGCACCCCCAACTATAGATACTTATCTGGCGAGTATTAATGAAAATTTATTAACAAAGATACAAAGTCAGTTTTCAAAAACAATAAAGACTGATATAATAGGTACGGATACCCCAACAAATAACAACCAAAGTGGAAAGAGCGTACCAACAAGCAGTAGTGGTTGTGGTATTCTATTATATTCAACATATACTGGATTTACACAAAATAATGAAATTAATATTAAAACATTATCTTCAAAAGAATTATATGCTGCAATAACAGCAAAAGTTCCAAATACAAATTATTCTAATTTAATTTATATTATTTCATATTTGGCATCATTTGATAATAATAATTTCAAGGCTAATCATTATAATTTTGGTAATGTTTGGTTAACCTATAATCGAGGTACTATAACTAATTATAATCAAAATATTGAACAATTCTTTTGCTCAAAAAATTTGATTACATCAAGCGAGCAACCATATGCAATTTTCCCATCATTAGATTCATATATTGATTATATGGCTAGGGTTGTTGACAGAGTTTATGGAAAATTAGATTATTATGAGCAAGTTAATGAGGTTGATGCTACCAGAGCACCTATTGTTGATGCTTATATAATATCTTGGTTATATGGGGAAGATTCAATTGGTGAAGTTAATGCTTCAAATACTTATGCTAAATTGAATGCTAGCGGATATTATGATAAATTAAAGTTAAAAACAAAAGCAGCTGGGGATAGTATAAAAGCAATAAATCCAAAAGCATTTGAGAAAGAAGTAGAAAATTATGTTAAAGTGGAAAATTCCTTAAATAAGGAGAAGAAGATAACAACAGTTGAAGAAGGTTGTATTTTTTCATATAAAGCACCAAATGTTGTGACAAGTATGTCGATAGGTGTGATAACAGTTCCATATAATATTACAATTAAATATAGCGCCAAGAAAATTGAGGAATTATTTTATACTGAAAATGTTGTAAAAGAAATTGAAAATGCTTTAATTAAGATATATGCTTCAAATATTAATCCAGAAATTGTTAAATTTGATGTTATTGTTAAATCAGGTTCAACTGGTTATGATATAACATTTATTGCTGACATTAAAGAATCAACTGGGTTACCATATACTGGTATAAAAATATTGGGGGGTAAAACACCAAATCAAACAACGGGGGTTGATTTAGAAAATAAGATTAAATCTTCACAAAATTATGATAAAGATGATAAGATTATAGTAGAGATTATCCCTATTTCACAGTTTAGTATAAATTATTATTATGCTAAATATACAAAATTAAAGTTATATCCTGAACTTGTATAGATTATTTTAACATTTAAGATATTTATAATAAAAATAATAATTATGAGCATTATTGAAAATCTAAATAATTACTTAGATGATACAAAAAACAAAAAAAATTCATTACTAGATGATGGTTCACATGAAGTTTGTGATTTAATAACTGGAGAGTGTTTTGTTGTTAAAGAAAAAGATGGATTGATTGAGCGTAATGATATTAACAGAGTTGCAAATAGAAATGTTAAAGTTAAAACCAATGGCGGTTTAAAAGAACTATTAAATGACTAAGTTTTAAAATAAAAAAAAATGAAGATAGATCAGAAAATATTAAATGAAATTAATCGTTATCACAAGATAAATAATTATATTATTGAGCAAGCTGCACCCCCACCCCCACCTCCAAGTGATGAACTAGACCCAGCAGCAGGTGGTTTGCCGAATGCATCAGTTACACCTCCTGGTGAGGTTTCACCTATCCCCCCAACAGAACCAGGGGGCGTGGATCCATTAAGTACAGCAGAGCCAGAGGTTATTGATGTTAATATGGATGATGATGTTACCGCAATTGACGATGAAGGCGGCAATGAAGAAAGTGTTGATGAAGGTGGTGGTTCTGAAGAGTTAGATATCACAGACTTGGTTACTTCACAAAAAACAATGGAAACTAAGCAAAGCGAATACTTTGATAATTTATTTGGACAATTAAATAAGTTAGAAACAAAGTTGAGTGAAATGGATAAGATTTTTGATAAGTTAACAGCAATGGAAACTAAGATTGAAAAGTATAGAGAAAAAACACCAGAAGAAAAATTAGAGTTAAGGACTTATGATTCATATCCATTTAATCAAAAGTTGTCTGATTTCTTTGATGACAAAAAACAAGACATGGAAAAAAGCGGTAAGAACGAATATATTCTAACATCTGATGATGTCATAGATATAAATCCTGACGAGGTTAAAAATAGTTTTAATCAAGATTATGAGGATGACGATTCATTTGGTATGAAATTTTAAAAAAAAGGGGTGAATAACCCCTTTTTTTTTGTCATAAAGTTTCCTATACTTGTAGTATTAAATAATAAATCAAAAAACATAAGTATGGGAAGTTTAGATGCCATTATGGCGCAGTATGACAAAAATCAAAAGGGGAAGACCCAATTAACGGAAGAGGAGAGGATGAAGAGGTATTTTACATTATTACTAAGCGAGAAAGAAACTACTGGACAAAGACGAATTAGAATTTTACCGACAATTGATGGCAGCACTCCTTTTAAAGAGGCTCATTTCCACGAAGTTAGAGTTAAAGGTTACACTCAAAAATTTTATGACCCAGGTTTGAATGACAATGAGGCTTCGCCATTAACTGACATTTATAACACTCTAAGAGCAACTGGTAAAAAGGAAGATGAAGAAATGGCTAAAGAATATAAGCCAAGATTATTCTATGTATTAAAGGTGATTGATAGAGACCACGAGGAAGATGGTCCGAAGTATTGGAGATTTAAGCATAACTACAAGAAAGATGGTATCTTAGATAAGATTATTCCAATCATCAGAACAAAGGGGGATATTACCGATATAGATAATGGTAGAGATTTAATTATTGATTTAGTTAAAACTAAAACCCCAAAAGGTAAAGAATACACAACAGTTTCAACAATTATGTTTGATGACCCAACTCCATTATCGACTGATGCGGAGTTAGTTAAAAAATGGTCAAACGATGAATCGACTTGGAAAGATGTCTATACAAAAAAACCAAAAGAATATTTAGAAGCGATTGGCAGAGGGGAGACCCCACAATGGGATAATAATCTAGGTAAATTTGTGTATTTAAACACAACAAGTGATGACAATTCTTTTGGTGGTGAGGCAACCGTTGCAAAAAATGCAACAGTTCAAAAATCAAGTGTTATTGTTGATGATGTGGATTATGCTGATGATGATTTACCATTTTAATTAAACTAAAATAGATTTTTTGCGCAAAGTATTGTTTTATGGTACTTTGTGCAAAAAATATCTCTTCTTAAATCAAAAAAATATATGGCAGGAATAAAGAAAAAAGCATCGGTAAGTACTATTGATGCTATTAAGGATAAGTTTTCTACAAAGACAAAGTATAAACCAGAAGATTATTATTCTTGTGGTGAGCCTTTTTATAACGCTTGTGGTGTGCCTGGTCCTGTTATGGGGGGTATAAGTATGTTCTTGGGACATTCCAATACTAGTAAAACAACTGCTATGATATTGGCTGCTGCTGACGCACAAAAGAAAGGACATTTACCAGTTTTTATTATTACAGAGAAAAAATGGAATTGGGCACATGCTGTTGAATTGGGGTTGAGTGCGCAAATAAATGAGGATGGTGAATGGGATGGGGATTTTATTTTTAATGATTCATTTGATTATATTGAACAAATGACTGAATTTATAAATGAAATTTTAGATACGCAAGAAAAAGGTGATTTACCATACTCTATTCTCTTTCTAATTGATAGTATTGGTTCAATACCTTGTAAGATGACATACGAGGGTAAAGGCGGTAAGATGCACAATGCAGCGGTTTTAGCCGATAAGGTTGGTATGGGAATACATTCTAGGATATCAAAATCAAAGAAGGAAGATTATCCTTATCACAATACATTAATTGCAATCAATCAACCTTGGGTTGAATTACCAGATTCACCATTTGGCCAGCCGACAATTAAGGCAAAAGGTGGTGAGGCACTTTGGTTGGCATCTTCTTTAATATTCTTATTTGGAAATCAAAAGAACTCTGGTATTAACCATATAACGGCAACGAAGAATGGAAGAACTGTTTCTTATGCTATTAGAACAAAGGTTTCAATATTGAAAAACCACGTTACAGGTATTGCATACAAAGATGGTAAGATACTAGCTGTGCCCCAAGGATATTTGCCAGATACAAAAGAGGCGATTGAAAAATATAAAAAAGAATATTCACAATATTGGAATGGTATTTTGTCTGGAGATGGCGATATTACCTTTTCAGAAAAAGACGATGAAGACGCTATAATCTTTGAATAACATGAAGAAAACCCTGCTAATTGATGGTAACAACTTATTTACAATAGGTTTCCACGGAGTAAGAGAATATTACGCTGATGGTAAGCACATTGGCGGGGTTTTCCATTTTTTAAATACAATTAGATTATTTCTTGAAAAACATAATCACGATAAAGTTGTTGTATTTTGGGATGGCAATGAAAACTCATTAATAAGAAAACAGATATACCCCAAGTACAAAGAGAACCGTAAAATTTCTATGGATGACCACAAGTATGAATCTTATTTATACCAGAGAGAAAGAGTTAAAAGTTATCTTGAAGAAGTTTTTGTTAGGCAATGCCAGGCGAATCAGAACGAGGCAGATGATTTAATTGCTTATTATACGCAGATAGCCGAAGGTGAAAAGATGATTATATTTTCAGCAGACAAAGATTTAACCCAATTAATTGGAGAAAATGTAACAGTATATTCACCAAGTTCAAAGACGTATAGTAAGAATGGGGATTTGATTCATTTTAAGGATATTGACATACCGCATAATAATGTCTATATTTACAAAGTAATTGTGGGGGATACTTCCGATAATATTGATGGGATATCAAATTTTGGTGAGAAGAAGTTAAAAGCATTTTTTCCAAACTTTGAGAAGAGAGATTACCAGTTGGATGAAATATTAAGTGAAGCGAAAGTTTTGCTTGAAGAAAAAAAGAATAAATCTCTGGATAATTTGGTATTAGGTATTAGTAAATCTGGTTTTGCTGGGGATGAATTTTTTGATAAAATTGGCAGAATAATTGATTTAAAAAATCCGTTAATAACGGATAATGGCAAAGAAATGGTTAATGAAATCTGCAATGATAAGTTAGACCCAACTGATAGGAGTTATAAGAATTTATTAAAACTAATGAATGAAGATGGGTTCTTTAAATTCCTTCCAAAGAAGGATGATGCTTGGGTTGATTTTATTAGACCATTTATGAAATTGAGTAGAAAAGAGAAAAAAAATTAATAATTAAAACAAAAAAACGATGAAACAAACTGATGTAACAAAAGTTGAATTCTTACTTACGCTTAATGAGAACATTATTGTGCAAAGATTTTTGAATGTAAAAAACATTAATCCTAATGTTAAGAAATCCTATGAGTTATACGAATCTGTAAGGTATTTTGCTGAAGAATTATCTTGGTTTTTGAAAACTAAAGCAGTTCAGTATTTGACTGAAAACCAAACAACTATTACAATGGATCCAGATGTTATGAATACATCTTCAACAGATGGTGTTGAACATTTTAATATTTATATTAAGATAGCAGACCAACTAGTTTCCCATAGGATTATTGATGGTAAATTGTATCCGCCAAAAGTTAGATACACAGTTGATGTTAGACCTTTCATTAAAGATTATTTAAAAGAATTAACATCGGTGTTAGTTAGCCCTAATCTAACCCACGAGTATTTAGAGAAAAATTTATTATCTAACTAATAAATCATTTTAAATGTCCAAAAATTTTGATTACTTGGGACAAACGTTCCAGTTGCAATTAATTAACCAAATTATTTTGGATAAAGAATTTGCCAGAGCAATAATTGATTTTATAAAAGTTACCTATTTTGATAATAAATATTTCAAGTTAATCATACAAATGATTAAAGAATACTATTCAAAATACGAAACTTCCCCCAACTTCGATACTTTGGAAGTTGTTGCAAAATCTGAAATTAGTCAAGAGTTAGCATTAAAGATTGTAATTGATACTATTACAAAAGTAAGAAATGCACCTCTTGATGGTGTTGAGATAGTTCAAGACAAGGCTTTAAAATTCTGCAAACAAGAAGAGGTTAAGATTGTGTTAGAGAAAGCACAGAAAGTTATCAATGAAGGCGATTTTGAATCTTATGACCAGTTAGAAGAATTATTAAGATACGCCCTCCAAGTAGGGGTTAAAGAGTCCAATGGGTTTGAGGTATTTAATGATTTGGTTGATGTTCTTGATGAGGATTATAGACACCCCATACCAATGGGCATTAAGGGTATAGACGTTCTCTTAAAGGGGGGTTTAGCCAAAGGGGAGGTTGGTATTATATTCGCAGGTCCAGGCATCGGCAAATCAACTCTATTGACTTTGGTTGCAAACACGGCTTTCAAT